ATGTATTAAATAATCACAAGCTTCATCAATTTCTTGTTTTGATGTATGCCCTGATGCTGGAGATAAAAGTTTTATATGATCTACCACAACAATTAAATATTGTTCTGAATTATTAGGTACATATTCTTCTTTTACATAATCGTCAGTTCTTTCTACTTCTTTATATACTCCAAATTTCCTACTCCATTTTTTACATTCAGCATATAAACCTTTTGCAGTAGTTGGTTTGTCAACTATATCACAAATTGATTCAAATTTTTGTAACCAGGGTTTAGATTCTTCAATTAAAGCATAATCTTCATCTGGTAAAACAGATGTCAATGATAAAGTATTATTATAAGATAAAATTTTACCATAAACCTCATAAATATATAACGAAAGTAATTTCGCTAATAATACTTCAGCACTCATTTCAAATGAAAATAATAAAAAATGAATGTCTAAACTTGAATCATTACAATATTGCATAAAAGGTTCATATATATGTGAATACAATGCTAACGATGACTTACCACTACCACTATCACCTGCAACAACAGTCATCCATCTTCGTTGTACACCATATGTATAAGTATCAAATTCAGGCAATCCTGAAGATAAACCTTTATTTAATCCTTGTTTACCACGAGCAATACTACTAAATAAATTATCGACAATCATACTAACTCAAATCCATTATAACTACCAATATCGTTATCTTTCATTGCTTGTATGGTTTGCCATTGTCTACTTTCTATAAAATCACATATACCACTGCGAATGAGATCATTTTCAATTCCATATTGAAGTAAATCTAACACTTCTTGGTGTTTATTTAAATCCCATTTAATAACTTTTCCATATCGCCAACATAATTCATCTAAACTATTATATAATTTAGTAATATTTCGAAGGCTAAAAACTCGACCATCAATAGTTGTATATGGTGGATAAAGTTCAAACAATTCCATACCCAAATCCATTGAATGTTGATATAATTTTTTAATAAAAATTTTATTAAATTCAACTTCATTAGGTTTAAAAATAGAACCTTCTTCTGGGATTTTATATGATTTTAGTATTACTTGTTTGTCTTGTAAACTACTTATTATATCTCTTAATTTATATGTCAATTGTCCTTGACTAAAAAATTTACTCAAATATTCAGGGTGCCCCTCTTGAGCATAAAAAACTAATTTAATAGTAAAGAGTTCATCAGCTGTTAACTGATACTCTATCATAAAGTCTATTTCTTTTTCAAGATCGAATTCTATATTTTTCATAAGCATTAAGGGTTATTAATAATCCTTAACGCTAGGATTTTAGATGTTTTTCAACGAATGCTAGCTACTTATGATTTTTAATAACATAAAATTCTATTTAATTTATTATTTTGTTTAACTTTGTTTTTATTTATTTCTTCATTTTTTAAAATTATATTTAAATCGTTTTCATCAATTTCTATATAATCCATACCTACAGAAGCATTGTGAAACCATTTTTGATCTTGAGTTCCCTTTAAAGTAATAACAAATACTTCTGTGATTTTATTTTGTTCAAATCTGATACCTCGGCCTATAATTTGAACCAAACTCAATTTATCAGAATTAAATCCAGTAACTATAACTAATCCTAGTCCTGGACAATCATATCCTTCTTTTGCAACTTTAGAATTATGTAATACATTACCTGGACCTAATTCGGCAAATTGTTTTAAAATTTCCTTATTTTCCTTGTCTTTTTGCTTGGAATGAACAACATAACCTGTTTTATAAGATTCACATTGCTTAATACTCGCATTAAAAGTAATAGCCTTCGTATTTTGTCGATACTGTAATATTTTTTTCGCAATTTCTATTTTTTTAGGATGATTCGCAATAAAATTTTTACGAAATTGCATTGCTCTTTTCCATCCAAATGCGTGTGAAGTTACTTCACTAACCTCACAACCCATATGTCTGGCAAGTTTTTGTCGAAATAAAATATCACATACCGCTTTCATTGCTGTATCAAATTCAAAATTAAAAAAGGCAAAATGAGACATAAATTCTCTATTAGCTTCAATGTATGATGTTGTATCTACATCTAAAACAACTTTGTATAAAATATATGGAGATGTCCATCCATTTTCTACAGTTTCTTCTAATGTAATAGTATCGCAAACAGGACAATATAAATCTAGAACTTCTTTCTCACGTCCATCCAATCGTTCATATGTCGCAGTTAATCCTAAAATTAACGCGGGACGGCAGTTGTGAAAAACTTTAGACATGGATACGGCATTCGCACGATGAGCTTCATCAAGAATAAGAAAATCACAATCTACTTTTTTCTTAGATGCTGTATTTAAAATCATAACTGTTGCTTTTAAATTCCAATTTTTTAATTCTTTAGACCATTGATCTTTTAAAATTTTTGTTGGAACAACAATTACAACTTGCAATGTTGGATTTTTACTTAAAACTCGTTGAATTGCTTTTAATGCAGTTCGAGTCTTCAGTTTTGTTATCGTCAAGCTTTTTATCTTGACTTCTATATGTTACCATATAGCTCCGCGTACATATTCACCCACTCAATGGTTGGGGTGTCGGACACTCTTGGGTAAATTATATTCTTTTCCAATATCCTGAATAATTAGGACAGGATGTGTTAGGACATAAACAATTTCCATTATTATCTTTAGGTAGTTCACAACTGTAACAACCAGATTCTAATAAATTCATTTTACGCCATTGAAAAGTTTCATTACCTACGCTGTACGATGATTCAGATTCTTTATTTTCTGAATTTATCTCGGTGTTGTCCACTTCTGGAGTTTCACCGATATTGCCCAATAATAATTCAGGAGATTCCTCATCCTGAACGGCATTATTAATAGGTATATATGTATCTGAATAATATACTTTATAACCAGTTTTTGTAATATAAGGATTACATTTAGTAATATTTGGATGTTTTTGTAAACATCCTTTACTTGTGCCACTTATTGAAGCAGCCGATTGCAATGTTAAATGATATTTAATTTCTTGATGAGGACTTTCAGTAATCAAATATGTATGATTAAAACTCTTGCATATTTTAAAATGTTCATTGATATAATCTTCTAAATGTTGAACATGTTCAGAATCGAAAATAACACAATACTTATTTCGAATAATTCGAGATTCAAATGATCCTTTTCTATAGTTTAACGCTCTACAAGCATCAGCTATAGATGAATAATGTCCAAAACATTCATAAGTATGAATGTCATAAATTTTACATGATCGTTGTGCATGATCTTGTTTATATGCATGAAGTTCTCCCAGTTTATATCTTCTTTTTAATGTTTCTGAAATTTTTAATTTAGTTTCTTCAGAACAACTATGTCCATAATTTGCAATGACTGATTCTGTTAAATTATATTCGGGTTGAATCATTTTAATGTAATATTGTTCTCTAGAAAATCGAATTTCCGGATTGCAAAATTCCAAAACACTTATATCAAAAGCGTCTTCTCCATATTTATTCCAAGCATTTTGTAAATGATTATTGTGTGAAGAGTTTCTTTTCAATAAATGTAAATGTTCGTGAAATCGATTATAAATATCAATACTCGATCCAATGTATTTTTTTCCATTAATTTGATTAAAAATACAATAAATACCACACTTAAATCTTAATAATTTAGAAATTTTAATCATATTTTTAGTTATATTAAAGTTAAACATAATTTTTAACAAAATTAATTTAAATTTATCAACTAAAAAAGAATTTAATAAAATTACTAAATAATTAACCTTAATATATAAATCAACTGAATATTTTATAAAAACTGTATATAAAGGAATTATATTGGCATATACACCCTAATTAGTACCAAATCCAGTACCCGCAACTAATGTCGCACGACATTTTGCTTCTTTCCATCTTTCAATTACCAAATCCTGTCTATCGTCTCTCGTCATATTTTAAAATAATGATAATTGTCCGTCGTCTACAGCATTGATAATCTTATTTGCTTCAGCAATATAAAAAGAATAATCGATTTTGTATTCACTCATAGGTTTTTCTTCAAATCGATTAAATAATATTCCACTAAAACCTTTGTT